CTGAAGTACAGCGTAAAGCTCAAGCAGATATGCTCGATGCACAAATTGATATGCAAAAGGCTCAAAGTCGTGATGCTATTGAGCTTGAAAGAATTAGGTCGCAAGAAAAAATTGCTGATGCCAGCGTAAAACAAAAACTTGTTAGCGATGTAATTGATGCTCAAGTAGAGGGCGAAAAAATTGAAAGCGAAGAAGCCACTAAAGCAGCTGAGATTGCATCAAGACTTGCAACTGATGTAACATCTGATAATACTAATGGACAGTAATATACTGATTGAAAAGTTTAAGTCGAGAATACGAGACTTAATGAACGATAGAGCAGATAATATTGCTACAGGAAGTTGTACTAGTTTTGATGAATACAAACATCAATCTGGTGTAATCGAGGGTTTAGCCCTCGCAGAGCGTGAACTTTTGGATATAATTCAAGAATTAGAACGACTCTAAATCGGCATAGTGCCGCAAGGTAACTCGGAAACCTTTAATAATTCCGTGCAAAGAGGTGGTCATGGACACTGCACTCGATATAGAGAAAGAAGAAAAACAGGCAACACAGTTGCCAGAACCCACAGGATATAGAATCCTAATTGCAATCCCAGAAAAAGAAGAGAAAACCGAAGGCGGTATTTTGAAAGCGGATGAAACCATTCGCAATGAAGAAGTAGCCACTATTACAGGTTTTGTTTTAAAGATGGGACCTGATTGTTACAAAGACGAATCACGATTTCCTACAGGAGCTTGGTGTTCCGAAGGAGATTTTGTTGTGTTTCGTGCATTCAGTGGCACTAGGATTAAAATTCATGGGAAAGAATTTCGCATCATTAATGATGATAGTGTCGAAGCAGTGGTTGATGATCCCAGAGGGATAGAAAAAGTATGAGCGATACTAACGAAAACTCAACAATGAGTAACGAGCAAAAGTTTTTAGGCGTTAAATCTAAAATTGGTTCTAAGCCAGATGAAGTTTCCGAGTCTAAAAATGAAATCGATATTGAAATTATTGATGACGTTGAAACTAAGCCTGAGAAGAAAGAAAAAGTTTTTGCTGAAGATGTTAAAGAAGATTCAGAAAAGACAGTTGATGAAGAAATTTTGAATGTTGATAAAGGTGTTCAAAAAAGAATCGATCAACTGACTGCAAAACATCATGAAGAAAGAAGGCAAAAAGAACAAGCCGCAAAACTTCGAGATGAAGCAATTAAATATGCACAGCAAATTAAAGCTGAAAATGAGCGTTTAAGCCAATTGGTCAATGATGGTCAGCAATATCTTGGTAAACAAGCTGAAGAAAGAGCAGAGTTTGCTAAACAGGCTGCACAAGAAAGATATAAAAAGGCTTATGAAGAAGGTAATGCTGAAGAGATTATGATGGCTCAAGAGGCATTAACTAGAGCAACAATGGATGCGGCTAGTGCTGAACAGTTTAATGCAAGGATTCCAGAGGAAGAATTTGTTCAACAGCAACAAGAACAGTTTGTTCCTCAACAACAAATGCCACCAAGACCAGATGATAAAGCAATCGCATGGCAAGCAAAAAACCAATGGTTTGGAAGCGATCCTGAAATGACTAGCTTTGCATATGGTGTGCATGAAAAATTAGTTAGAGAAGAAAATATTGATCCTGCTTCTGATGAATACTATGAAAGAATAGATTCAAGAATGAAGTCAGTATTTCCAGATTTCTTTGGGAGTGAAGAAAAACAAGCTGTAAGCTCCAATTCCCAAAGTTCCGTGGTCGCACCTGCTACACGCAATAATGGTGCAAAGCCACGCAAAGTACAGCTTACAGCAACTCAAGTCGCCCTCGCAAAGCGTCTTGGGGTAACGCCAGAACAATATGCTAACCAGTTGGTTAAGGATATGTCTGCAAATAACTAGAGGATATTTATATGTCTGAAGAGCGCACTCCAAGAGAGGAGTATAATCGAGAAACCACACAACGAAAGAAGTCGTGGTCACCACCAAATGTACTACCTGACCCTGAACCAGAGGAAGGTTGGGTGTTTAGATGGATTCGTACCAGCATGATTGGTAATCCAGATAACACCAATGTTTCCAGTAAGTTTAGAGAAGGCTGGGAGGTCGTATCTGCTGAGTCTCAACCTAAGTTGAAAATACTTTCGGATGAAGATTCACGCTGGGGAAGAGAAGGTGCAATTGAAGTTGGTGGGTTATTATTATGTAAAGCCCCTGTTGAAATGGTCAAAGAGCGTAAAGAATATTACGAGAAAATGGCTGATCAACAAATGAATGGCATTGATAATAATTACCTTAGAGAAAATGATCCAAGAATGCCTATGCTTCAACCGGAAAGGCAGTCTAGGGTTACTTTCGGGAGTAACTCCAAGAAGTAATTTTTATTTCATGGGGTTATGAATTTTAACTTTGTGATGTAAATAGGGAGGCTATTATGCCTAGTAGTGCAACACCTTATGGTGCTATGCCACAAGCTGGACTAAGTTGTAATGGTTCTTTTAGCGGAAAAGTTCGTCACTATAAAATTGCGAGTGGTTATGGCACTGGTATTTTTTATGGCGACTTTGTTAAGCTAGTCACTGCCGGTACTGTCGAAAAAGACACTGGTACGACTACTTTAACTCCAATTGGTATTTTTGTCGGATGTGCTTACACCGATCCAAATACTAGCCAAAAGACCTTTAATCAACAATGGCCCGCATCTACGACTGCTTCAGATGCTGTAGCCTATGTTATGGATGACCCAGATATTACTTTCCAAATGCAATGTGACGGCTCTGCCGCTCAAGCTGTATTGGGAACTAATTGTGCGGTTGTTCAAACAGCAGGTTCTACCTCTATAGGTACTAGCAAAAACGCTGTCGATATTTCTACTGCAGCTACCACTAACACGCTACCAGTTCGTATCATCGAGTTTGTCGATGGACCGAACTCTGCTGTTGGAGATAGTTACACTGATGTTATCGTCAAGTTTAATGTTGGTCACCTCATGAATAACACAACTGGAATATAAGGAATTTAATAAATGGCTATTTCAAGAGCACAGTTACTTAAAGAACTTTTACCCGGTCTAAATGCGTTATTCGGGCTAGAGTACGGCAAGTATGAAAATGAGCACGAAGAGATATATGAGACTGAATCATCAGACAGATCGTTTGAAGAAGAAGTCAAGCTAAGTGGCTTTAACGCTGCCCCTGTAAAAGACGAAGGTGCTGCTATCAGTTATGATAACGCACAAGAATCTTTTACTGCTCGATACAACCACGAAACCATTGCAATGGGATTTGCTATTACTGAAGAAGCTATGGAAGATAATCTTTATGATTCGCTTTCTGCACGCTACACTAAAGCACTTGCCAGAGCTATGGCTTATACGAAGCAAGTCAAAGCTGCATATCCTTTGAATAAAGGGTTTGGAGATTTTGATTCAGGTGATGGAGTTGATTTATTCAGCACCTCTCACCCTCTTGTTTCAGGTGGAACAAACTCGAACACTCCTTCTACACAAGCTGATCTTAACGAAACTTCACTAGAAGCGGCTGTTATTCAGATTGCTGGATGGACTGACGAGCGTGGTTTGCTAATTGCTGCAAAACCAACGAAGTTGATTATACCGCCTAACTTGATGTTTGTTGCTCAACGGATACTACAGTCTGATCTCAGAGTGGGTACTGCTGACAATGATATTAATGCGATAAAATCAATGGGCGTTGTTCCCGGTGGTTATGCTGTGAATCATTATCTAACTGATACTGATGCATGGTTCTTAATGACCGATGTTCCAAATGGATTCAAACATTTCGTTAGAACTCCAATGGAAACGAGCATGGATGGCGATTTTGATACTGGAAATGTGAGGTACAAAGCTAGAGAAAGATATTCATTTGGAGTATCTGATCCGCTTGGTGCTTTCGGTTCTTCAGGAGCTTAATTTTGTTAATGGAACCCGTGATGTGGGGGTTTCTTACTCAACCCACATCAACTTTATCTAGGGTGAACTTGTCCTACAGACTGACCTAGCAGACTCGCCAAGACGGTAGGACTTATTTCCGTAGGAGGAAATTATGGCAAAATCAACCTTTTCAGGACCAGTTCAATCATTGGCTGGTTTTATTTCGGCAGGAAACGCTAACGTAGTTAGTCTAACTGCTGACACAACACTTACAGTTGCATCTCATGCTGGTAAAGTATTAATAACAAATGATGCAGATGGTAAATTTACTTTGCCTTCTATCGTTGCGACTGCACCAGATGCAGATGACGATCCAAATCAAACTAATAATTTGGGTGCTACTTTTACATTTGTTGTTGTTACAGCCGCAACAGATATGGACATTTTAACTGACGGAACAGATAAGTTCGTTGGTGGCCTATACACTGGTGTAGATGATGCAACAGGTAAAACTTTTATTTCTGGCGCAAGCAATGATGTCATTACTATGAATGGAAGCACTAAAGGCGGACTAGCTGGTAGTATCGTAAAATGTACTGCAATGGCTTCTGCTAAGTATGCTGTCGAAGGCATTATTCTTGGATCAGGAACACTAGTTACTCCATTCGCTGACGCATAAGGAGGTGACGCATGGCTAATACAGTCACAGGTCCCACTAATCAGTTTGATGGAGAAAAAACACTTATTGTTTATGCTTCAGTCTTATCAGATGGAAGTGCAAGCAGCACAACATTAGTTGATGTTTCTGCATTAAATGCTGCTCCAGATGGAACCGCTTGTTCTACTGTTACCTTAAAAAAGATTTGGTATACAGTTAGCGGCGCTCCTGATGCACCCGCTTCTTTAG